GATCTAAGAGCCTTTGCAGACAAGAAGTTACGATATGCAGATGACATAAATAGGGTATATAAGTCTGTTAATGCAACTGCTGACAACTCAGCGATTGGCATTCAAATGCTTCCCGCTATATATGACAATCCTTGGAGGCAAAGGCGTTCAGTTATCGCAAGCTTAATGGCTTGGGCGCACCCAGACACATATTCTGATGCAGTAACACAATTCAATAAACGCGCAACTAATAGTGGGCGAGTTACATCTGATGACTGGGCTGGTAAATATGGCTTGGCGCAGGTTAGTGGTGACGCTAATGCACAAGACGTTACATCAGGGCTTCTTGAAAAAGGACTTGGCATTCCTGTTGTCAAAAAACCTCTTGGTAGTTTCTTTAAACGTGCTGATGCTGCATTCAACACTGGCGGTGACATGGCTCGCCTTGAAATGGCAGATGACATGCTAGCTGAAGAACTTGCTAGGGGTCGTACACTCAGAGAATTGCACTCATCTGGTGACATGCGGCGAATTGCTAATGAGGCAAGCGCAGCTACTGGATATGTAGAAGGTAAGTTTGCTGTAGAAAACCTCATTATGTTTTCTGCCAGATTCTTTCAAGCTAGGCTTCTGACGTTACTAAGGGCTGCAAGAGGTTTAGATATTGATGCTCCGTTAGATTTACTTCCTGTTGCTGGGAACAAACTACGACAAACTGGAAAGGTTCCTACGATAAACAGATACTCCCGCATCCAAGACCGTTACGCTCGACGTATGATTCTTCGGACGCTTGGCTGGGGTACGATGTTGACTGTTCTTCTTAATGAAATACAAGGGCAATCGACTGATTTCAATTTGTTGAAAGACGGTAAGTACAACTCAAACTTTATTCGCTTTCGTGCGTTTGGAAAAGATCGGTCTATGTTTGGCCCACTCGACACGATGTTGAGAATTTTTGTCAATCTTAGTACTGGACAAGCAAAGCAGACTGCTGAAACATTTGCTCAGTCACCACTTGCATCATCGTTCCTTGATTTATTTGAAAATAAGGATTTTACTGGTGCGCCGATCTTCGACCCTAAAGGCACTAAACTTGAGCAAGCACTACAAATACTTGAATACCAAGCAACTCAAACGGTTCCGTTTGCACTGGGTGAAGCAGCAGATTCTATTGGTAAAATTATAGAAGGTGCAAAAAATAGCAACCCTATAAAAGTTGGTATTGGAACGCTTGATTTCTTGTCAGACCACATTGGTCTAAAATCATCACCACTTAGCAGCGCAGAGTTGCGTGAGTTACTTACTATAACGAGTGATCCTGCAATCAGAGCAGATATACAGCGTGAACTAGACGAACGTAAGGCACGGTTCCGCAGGTTCGATAAGCCAAATAGCGGGATTGGTGGCGCAGTGCCATTCAAATAACACGGCTAAATTGCAACATAATATAGAACGCGGTACTATTGCTTTTACAACTGAATAAGGTTTCACGATAATTTTACGAGGACTTTTATGGTCACACCAAACGAGGTGAGTACCTCCTCTGAGAATGAATCCTCCCTAGAAACAACCGATTCCCTCCCTTCTGGTGACGAGTTGATTATCCCTGCAAATTGGGATGAACAGCAGTCTGAACCAGTAGCGACGGAAGAAGTTAGCGTAACTAGCGACGAAGCAATCTCCGACGGTGTAGCACCCGAACCCGATGAAACCTCAGAGATAACCGAAGAGTCGGCTGTATCTGAGGTGACCCCCGACGAGACTACTACTGAAGAAGTAGGGACTCCAGAAGAATCTGGAAGACTGCGGACTCAAGAAGAGTGGTCTAAGCGAGAGTCATCTATCAGGCAGCGCGAGAATGAGCGCGAGACTGAAATGCAAAGCCTGAGAGATCAGGTATCGCAACTTCAGACAACGTACTCAGATCAGGTCTTAGAAGCAGAAGTTCGTGGTTATGCACAATCACTGGAAGCCCAGTTAGTTGCAGAAGGTCACGATGAGGCAGCGGCTAATAGGCTTGCGACACAGCAAGCTAATACGGCCAAGGCTAGCTACCAAGCTGAGCAAAGGGCTAATGCTTTACAGCAGCAGCTTCAGCAAGCAAACCAGGCTGCGGAAATAACTTCTAAGAATGCTTCGGTTAACGAGATGATGCGACAGCACGGTGTTCCTGAGAACCAACGGGCATTGCTCCAAGGTTATTCAGACCCCGCTATGGTCGTAGAGGCAGCAAAGGTTCTTGGCGAAGCTGAGAGCCTACGAAAACAACAAATAGCGGCTAAACAAGCAGAGGTTCCCTCCGGCGGCGAGACTAATACTTTCGACGGTGGTGTTGGGCAGGGTGGCACGATAACAGATCAGCAATGGCTGAACACTGTTTATGCACAGGGCAATTCTAACGATCATGCTCGTGCAAATAAGGTCATGCGCTCAATGGGAATAAACCTTGGTTAGCCTCAAGGACAACTAAAAATGGCAACTGGACAAACTATTACTGATAGTTTGAGCGATTCACTACCTACCGTGGTGAGTGCGGCTCGAAATGTCCGTGAGTACAAGGGTGTAATGACCCAAATTGTTGACAAGCAGACGCTTGGCGCAGGTGTTGGCAATAACTGGCGAGAGATTGATCTTGCCAAACTAACTGCTCAGGCAATCACAGAGACAACTGAGGAAGACAACCCTCAAGAACTCTCTGACAGTGCGATTTCTGTAACCCCTTCGGTTATTTCGGTTCACACAGTCATCACTGACCGTGCTGCTCGAAACGTATCGAAGAACGTCTTCGCTAAAGTTGGCTCACTTGGCCAGCAGGCGATTGAACGACAGAAAGACAAGGACGGTCTAACTGTTCTTGACGGTGCATCTACTGCTCTTTCTGGTGCGGGAACGACCCTCGCTTCTGGTGTGATTGCAGCAGCAGCGTATCGCATTCGTGGTAACGCAACTGAACCTTGGGACGGACCTGTTGCATTCGTGCTTCACTCCTTCCAGATGAAAGACCTGTTTGATGAACTGGTTCAAGGTGTTGGAACTTACGACATCTCTAAGGGTCTAACGGCTGATGTTTTCAAGAACTCGTTCAACTTGCCTATTGCAAACGCACAGGCATACACGGATGACAACATCACTATTGATTCCGCTGACGATGCTAAGGGTGGAGTGTTTGCTTCAGGTGCAAACGGTGCGATCATCTTGGTCCAGGCTCGAATGCCTTGGGTAAAGACGGTTCGTAACGAGAAACTTGGTGGCGGTGCTACTGAAGTTCTGCATCGTGACGAATATGCTTACGGAGAACGCTCTGTAGGTAACTGGCTCTACGAAATTCTGTCGGACGCAACTGCTCCTACATCGTAGGTTAGATAAACAATTAGTCCCAAACCCGCCTTACGGTTAGGGGACGAGGTAATAAAAAATGGCTATAAACGCTCAAGGAGAAGTGGGACGTATCCGACTTTTCAACGACTTCTTTGGAGTCGGGAACACTTTGGCACTAACCGCTGATACAGCGGAACTGGGAGACTTCTACGCTGGTGGCGAGGGGTTTGAGGACGCTGATGCAGGTATTGCAGGTAAGGACGCGCTTTCGGGCGTTGTAACGATTACCTCTGGCAATACCAACGCTGACACAACCTTCATCGGCACACACATCGGTCTTGATGTTGCGCTAATGGGGACAATTGTGCTGGAAACTCGCGTTCAACTCCCTGACTTGGACACTAAAGAAATATTCTTTGGACTGACCAGCATCCTTTCGGTTGATGAGCAGCTTGAAGATATCGTCATTAATGCTTCGGGAACAACCATCACTATGCCTGCGGACTTAGTTGGGTTTTACCTGAGTGATGAACTCACAGACGATGAAGACTGGCACGGTATCCACAGTGGTGGTACTGCCACGGCTTCAACCACTACTACTGCCGTTGATCTCGACGATGACGCTGTAGCTGGTGAGTGGCAAATTCTTAGGCTGGAAGTCGCTCCTAACGGAGACTGCCGTTGGTACATCGACGGTGACTTGAAGCAAACGGTTGCAGGTGCTTGCTCGACAACAACCGATATGGCTGTCTGTCTTGCTGCTGCTGCTAACACGACTGAATTAGCCATCATGGATGTGGACTACATTCTCGTCAAAGCAAACCGTGACTGGAACGCCTAGTCAATAGGTAAATAAAGCCCTCGCCCTTCGGGGCGGGGGCAACAACTATCGCGAGGGCTAGAGGAGTCAAATGATTGATGCAATAGCTTTTCATGTGTCTAACGACGAGCCTTCGTTCTTGTTGCGTGAATACGATGCTGACAAGTCGGGTAGCGGGTCACATCGCTTCCAAGAACTAAAAGTTGTCAGGAACGATAGAATAGCCACGTATAAAGAAGTCCTTGGTAGGTCTGATTTATTTGCTGGATCAAAGCCGATTAACATTATTGGTGGCGATCCTTCTACTGGTGGAGTTTATGAAACAGTAGGCAGTCTTCGGGATATGGCGAATGAAATGCGTTTGAGGGGATTCTCTGATGACGCATACGACGTATCACCAACGGGGACACCGGAACAATGGGTTGAGGCGTATCACAATGAACGTGAAAAGCGTGAAGCCCTAAAGAGGAAGAAATAATGGCCGTTACAAAAGAACAGTTGAGTACGATGGCAACGATGGGCAACAACAGCCTTGACGGAACATCTGTGCATGAACTTGCTTTAGAAGCGCAAGATGCTATTGATGACACTGACCTAAAGGAAGGGTCATTTACTCACACTCCGACAGCAAATGATCCTTATGCCATGATTGTTGAAGAAGCATCGTCGGCAGGAAAGTCTGTTGTTTACGACATTCGTAACGGAGAGGCTTCCATTGTTAATAACAACATGCTGCCAACTCAACTAGGTAAAACTGACCCTGAAACTGGGAAGCGGATATTTACTACTCGTAAAGCAGATGCTCCACCAGTTGACGTTGGAGAGTACCTTTGCTTACTGCATGAGAACCACCCAGAGCGTGAATACCACGAATCTTTAGGGCTTGGAACTTGTAATAAGTCGAATCTTCGCACGATGCTTGACGTTAGAACCCACGCACAAAACCGTCACAGGTCTGAGTGGGCTGCTATTACTGAGGCTCGTGACCAAAATCGAGAAGACCAGGAACGCAAGATTCGGGAACTTACTATTTCACAACTAATGCCAAATAGCAGTTCAGAAGCTATTTCTGTTGTCACACAGCCCGTAGAAGCCACTCCAGCACCCGAAGTGCCAGATGATGTTTGGAAGACCTCCTCTGGAACGTGTCCTGAGTGTGAGTGGACAAATAGTGCAGCAAAAGCTAGGTCGCGTACCGCAGCCTACTACACACACAAAAAGACTCACACATAGAGGTTCGTCATCGCAGTCCTAATATCTCAGACTAGAGAAGAAATTGCAGAAAGTATTGGTGAGCAGTACGGAGGGTACGAGTCTCACACTGCTACTTCTGGCGGTTCCACTTCTACTTTTGTTGATTCAGAACTAGAAGCTACAGATGATTACATCAATGGCTGGTACTGGCGCGGGACTTCAGGAACCAATGATGAGGTAATTAGGTTAGTCAATGACTACACGGGGTCTTCTACCACAGGGACACTGCGTGGCGATGTTCTAGCTGCGGTTGTTGCGGATGGCGACACTTACGAACTCTGGCATCGTGACTTAGACCCAAGGAGGGTACACAGTGCAATCAATCGTGCCATACGTGCGATACCTCGTAAGGGTTCTCCCCCGCTACGCGATATCAGCCTGCACTCATCAATTTCGATAAACACCTTTTCAATTCCTTCAGCTACTGTGGGGATTTCTTCTATTCAAGTTCGAGTAAATCACAAAGAAAAAGTTATCCACAACGCAGATAGTTTGTGGACAGAGCAAGGCACAGTAGGGAGCGTGACATCATCGCTTTCTGAAGAGGACAAGCGTGAGGGCGGTGGCTCTAACAAGCACGTTCTTGCTGTCGGTCTTGCAGCCGGTGCGATTATTGCATCTGAGGCAATCTCAAGCATTGATCTATCGGGAATGACCCATGCTGAGTTCTGGGTGAAGTCTACGATTGCAACTACTGCCGGTGATTTGCAGTTGCTCTTAGACAATACGTCCTCTTGTGCGTCACCAGTTGAAACACTGGATGTTCCTGCTCTTGTTGCTGATACCTGGACTTACGTTAGGGTTGCACTCGCTACGCCAGAGTTGGACACAGCAATAATATCTGTTGGGCTAAAGCACACAAGTGATATAGGCGCAGCAACAATTCACCTTGATGGAGTTCGCGCTGTTAGAGACAACACTGGTGACTGGGTGACCCTGCACAGGAACTCTTGGCATGTTGATAAAGATGCCCGTACTTTTACTTTGGATTACCCTAATACCCCAACAGGTTCAGCCTACGCACTTATCAAATTGGCTGGTGTGAAAAAGCCAAGTGAGTTAAACGCAGATGCAACGGAATGTGACGTTGAGCCTGAGTACCTAATAAACAAGGCAATGGCTATGTTGCTTCGTGCTAGGGGTGATCGTCGTGATGGCAACAGAGATGCTGCATACCTTGAAGCGGATCAGTATGAGGCTTTGGCTCTTGGCGCGCTAACAAGCCAGCAGGCTCCTAGCGGGACAGTTTGGATTGATGACTAATGGCGTGGAAGCAACTTGGGCAACTTATGCCTGCCGACACCAACGCTGCTAGTCTTTTTTCCCCAACACGAGGCTTTGAGTACCGTGTTGACGCTATTTACATCACTGAAGTTGCTGGTGGGACTGCTACTTATCGTGTCTTTATTGACGATGATGGCACGACTTACTCTAACGCAACCGCTATCGTTTTTGATACGGCAGCAGTAGCGAATGCGTCTGTTCGTCTTGAAGGCCCGTTTTACATGAACAATCCTGCGGGGAACATTGCCGTAAGATCGTCGATAGCGAGCAACATTACCTTTACGGCATTCGGAATAGAACAGAAGGTTGGGTAATGGCTAACGACCGTGCTGTGCAGCGTAACTCAATCCTCATTGATAATAAGTCTTACTGGTCTAAGGGCAAAGTTCGCCTGTTCGATGCGTCCCAGCAACCAGGAAAGATCGTCATTGGTGAGTCTTCTGCGGCAGACAACCCTCACGCTTCTGAATGGAACATGGGGGACTTTCGTGGTGGTATTGGCATAGAGATTGCCGATCCGTCTAAAGACGCTGACAGGGCGTGGTACTCCACTGCGAACCTGCGCTACAAAGACCGCACGATGTTACAGCCACTTGTAACGCTGACAGAAAACAGTCCAGCAACTGAGGTTCAGACTCTTACTGATTTCAAGGGGGCTATGTATGGCACGTTTGAAACTGCTGTTCACTTATACAACAGTGTTACAGACACATGGGGTTCCTCGCTTCGCACATTAGAGGACAATGCAACTGATGCCAAACGTGGGCTTGTTGGTGGCGTAGACACTCTTGCTATTGCTACTGGCTCTGATCTTGACTACGCAACCAGTTCGTCAGTTTGGGCGCGCAACACAACTGATATCAAGTACATAGTGTTCTTCAAGGATTTACTGTGGGGCATTGACCAATCTGGTCAGCTTTATTACACAGATGACCTCTCTACTGCATGGTCTACTGATGCTAAGTTGCAGTTGCCTGATGATTACATTGGGGGGCTGTTGATTGCTCGTGGCCCTGACCGTGAAGAACACATATACGCAGCAACCAAAGTAGGTTTGTACGTCCACGACGATATCAACCAGCGGTTCCTGCCGACCGACCTCAAGTTACCGTTTCACCCAGACTCCGGTAAGGGTGCAACCGTATGGCGTGGGTCTATCTATTTCCCTGCCGGTAACTCCATTTACAAGTTTCAGGCTGGTAGTGACCAAACTGTTGTTGTTCCTATGGGTCCTGACCGTGACTACGGTTTGCCTTCAGACAGGCGTGGCAAAATCGCCTCTCTTGTAGGATCACATAATGACCTCTTGGTGCTTGTTGACGCTACTGAGTCATCTGGCGTGACCGCCCTTAGTGCAGTTACTCGTGGTGTTGGCACTCATCACGGTTTTGCAGTAAACGCTGGACAAGGGTTATCCACTATCCTTGGCAATGATGAACGTGGCTACGATGTTAAATGGGCATCAGTCGATGCTGGCGCAAGCCTGACAGCCGCCGAAGTATCTAATGCTCACAGTGGATACCGTGTGTGGTGGGGTGCTGGTAAGGGCGTGTACTACATGCCTCTACCTCTTGACGTTGTGAACCCTCTTCAAAATCCTACGGGAACCTATGCGGAAACAGCGACGTTAGAGACACCGTGGAGTGATTTCAATATCCGTAACCAGACGAAGATTGCGCTGGATGTCCTTGTTGAAACTGTCAACCCGACTTCTAGTGAGACAATCAAAGTCGAGTACGCTACCAACTACGATGATGAATCGTACACAGTGTTAGACAACAGCTCTACGACTAACGGGTTGATAGCCACTACGGGGGAATCTAAGTTCCGTATTGTCGTTAATG